GGAAGAATCCCCAACCAGTTGATGATGGAGGTAGTGGAAATCCGAATGTACCAGATCCCCCAGGTTATGGTACCACACTAGGTAGTTATGTGCATTACATACAACCTGGTGGTGACAAAGATGTTCTAGCGCCACGTTTATACGGTTATGGCGCTATTTGTTTAGGAGCCAATAACATGGTTAAGAACTTTGATGGTTCAACCACTCTCTCATTGAACGGTAACTTGGAATCGGTGGCGACACCTTACGATTTGACTTTCCAATTAGTAGCTGCTAATGCAGCCCCAGCGACAGTAAAAGTTACCATTGGCGGTGTCCCTTATACATCGACATTTGGACCAAATGGTAGTGATGGTATTAAGAAAGCCATAGTTACTTACACAGTACCTGCCAATACTAGCACTGCTAACTTTCTCATAGAATCAATTGATGGACAACCATGGACAACACCATTGTGTGTTGAAAATATGCGTGCAAAGTTCAACTTTCCATCTGCGACTTTCCGCATGGATGATTTACAAGGATCTGTTGTTAGTGGAAGCGCTGAGAAAAAGTCAGATAGTGAATACACGTGGTGGGAACTAGCAGCAGGAGCCAAAATATCATTGACACCACCAGCTGGTAGTTTCAATTGTGTCATGGCAAAATCTGATTTGGGTGCCACTTTAACTTTCGAAGCTAATAGTGCTATTGAAACAGTTGCAGTGGGTGCTGGTGATAATCCTAGGCAGTTCTTGGGAGATACAACTAATTTACCAGTAACGGGAAACCTAATTATTACAAATACTGGAGCTAATCCTGTAGGTGTTTATGGTTTAGGTATGAAAGCTGTACCTGTTCAAGGAGATTTATCTGATATTGAGACTATGGCAGGAACTTCAGAAGAAAAACCTGTTCTAAGTAGTATCTTCTTTGGTGAATCTGTCACTAGCATACGACAAATCCTAAAGAGATACACAGTAGCACACTTCATTCCACCATTACCAACGCCATATCATTATCAAAAAGCATTTCCAATGCTTCCAGTTTCGTATGCTAAAGTACAACTAGAACGTGTTGAAATGTCTTTATGGCAGTGGTTTGTCCCTGCATTTGTTGGGTGGAAAGGATCAACAAGAACACGTATCATAGGAAATTTTGTGACTGGAACCATCACACGCTTACCATTAGGCGCTGAAAATTATGAATCGCGTCTAACACCAGCAGGTGTAGGCGTTACAAATACAATAAATTGGAATGGTTCTACAATCGGTTTTTCTAACCAAACCCCACTTGCCGCTGAATTACCTTGGTATAGTAATAAGCGTTTTTTACCAGCACGTGCTGCTGCTGGTAATTCATACTTCGAACCTGAGATGGCATATCAGGTCGATATTTTCACTAATGCGGTTGTATCAAATCCTACATTAGTGACGACAGCCATAGGTGAAGACTTTAGTACATATATGTTTTTATGTACACCAGTAGTTTCACCGAGTCCCTAGCAACAAGGGGCGCGGGTCTTAAGATCGTATTTAAGACTCGTGATTCGCTCGAATCGTGTTTGATATTAGCTCAGAGTAGTTTTTTAATTGACCGATTCGTCGGTGAAGGAATTTTTAATACTCTGTTGCAAGTTTCAAGCATGGAGCAGTCGCTTATACCGCTGTTGCCTTTG